CATGTGGTTCCAATCGGCTTGTTCACGCGAGATCTCCTGAATGCCGAGTTCCGGCTTGTCTGGGTTGTAGAGTTTGCCGGGGATCGTCTTGAGATCCTTGTCGGCGGAAACGATGATCTTGTCGCCCCTGATCTTCTTGTTCGTCGCGTAGATGCCGAGGACATCGTCCGCTTCAATATTCGGGTACTCGACGACCGCGTAGACGCTTCGGACGTAGTCCTTAGCCGCCGGGTAAACGACAGGCTTTCGCGTACCCTTCCGATTTGCCTTGTAAGTCGGCAGTACGACCTTCCGCCAGTTCGTCTCCCCGCTCAGAGCAATGATGACCCTGCTAGCCTTGAGCTCGTCCGTGAGCCCGTTGACTTCATTGTCGATCTGCTCACGAACTTCCCGCTCGTCTGCGTGAAGCGTCCAGAGATCATCGCCCCAATAGAACGGCTGTTCAGCCGCGGCGCAGACCTGATACAGCAGGATGTCGCCGTCAATCAGAATGGTTGTGTTCATTAGTGTCCTCCATGACACGCTTGACCATGTCAGCAAGACCAACGACACCGTGGCACGAGCCCTTGAAGAAGAAGGTGTAGTGGTCGTTTTCGGTCGTCTTGTTCAGGTAGCCGACGAACAGCACATCGTCGAAACGACGCTGAATCTCCTTAAGAAGATCCCTCGTTCCGATGTATTCCAAAGGCGCAGAGTCAGCTTCCATATTCGATCCTCTTCATCTTGCTGAGAGCTTCGATCCTTCGGCGTCGTCCTTCGCTGTTCGGCGGAAATTCACCGATCTGCATAAGTATCGACGCTTGCTCCCGCTTTTCCTTCAAATATGGTAGCAGAAGGGAGCACAATTCGATTGCATTCTGGCTGTAAATGTTCCACTCGAACGCAGATCTTGCAGTCCCGTTGCCGACAAAGACCTGACTTACGGATCCCCCGAAGGTGTGCTGCAACCAACGTAGAACATGCGGATAAGTCGTCTTTACTGAGACGCGGGCGGTTCTTGACCATCGAAAGCATCCTTCCCCATCAATGAATCCTGCTGCATATGCAAGATCAATGTGTCTCGGCCCAATTCCGTCCAATCTTGTACTCGCCTGAGAGTGGGCATCGGAACTTGAATTGACGCCCCGCTTCTCGGATCGCTTCGACCGCAATGCGACCAACCTCATCGGCAATTTCCTTCTTGCAATCGTATTGGATTTCGTCGTGGATGTGCGCCACCTGACGCACGACTAGACCGCGCTTCTTGAACTGCTCCGCGGCAATGATCGTCGCCTTCTTGACCAGAAGAGCACCCGCCGATTGCAGTAGGGTGTTCAGGGCAAGATGCTTAGACCTGATGTGAAGCTTCCTGTTGTCCAGACCGTTCAGATAAGCACGACGCTGCAAGGTGAGATCAATCCGGCTGCGAAGCAGCTTGATTGCCGGGAATCGACGGAAGAAGTCGTCCTTGAGCTTCGCACCCCTCTTTGACCCGCCGCCGACGATGGAGCCGAGCTTCGTATTCCCTGCGCCGTAGATCAGCGCATAGATGAACGTCTTAGCCTGATTCCTCGTCTCCAGACCCGCCGCCTTCTGGTTCTCGGTGTGAACGTCTCCCTCGCACACGAGCTTCGCGTACTGCCCATCGTCGTACTGAGCCATGAAGTGCGCTAGGCAGCGAAGCTCCAGACCGGACGCATCAACACCAACGAGGACGTTGCCGGGAGACGCCGTGAACAAAGAACGGCACTCAGAGCCGTATGGGCTTCCGACACGGGGAACTTGCGCCATGTTCGGGTTGGAATGTGAGCACCTACCCGTCACCGTACCGTTCGTGTTGACACGCCCGTGGATCTTGCCACCCTTCTCCAACTTGATCCAAGCGTTGTCTCCGTTAGCGATCTGCCCAAGCCGCTTGTCAACCAACAAGTACTCGGAAAGAAGCTTCGCTTCGGGGTAGTCCAGAGCAGCGAGAACTGACTCGTCAACCTGAGGGCGACCGCTGTCGGTAAACTTGTCTGGCTTCCATCCGTACTTTTCGATCAGACCGTCAGAGATGTGAAGTCTGCTAGCGGGGTTGAACGGGATGATCTTCTGCTTCGTCTTGAGCTGCACGATCCGGGCAGGGAACATCGTCTTGAGCTGCGCTTCAATCTCAAGCTTCCGGCTAGTGAGGCTTGTCATGAGCTGCTTTGCGCCCTCGACGTTGAAGCAGAATCCGTTCCGCTCCTGTTCGATGATCACTTCTGCGAACGAATGCTCCAGTAGGAACGAATCCTCTGCGAATGCTTCGCGGACAATCGCGTCATGAAGATGGCGAGTGACAACAACGTCGTTGCAGCAATAGTCGAGCATCTCCGGAGAGAACGACTCAAAGCTCCCTGTTTCATTGAAGTCTCCCTTGAGGACACCTAGCCTGTGTCCCCACGCCTTCAGGCTGTGGCTTCCCGCCATCTTTGACGGAAAGTCGGTGCGAATCAAATCCTGAGTGATGATCTCGGGCCAGACGAGCCGTGAAGCAACGAGCGTGTCGAAGGACTGCTTCGGGATAAACCCGAAGACGTTCTTGAGCACAGGAAGGTCGAACCTGAGGATGTTGTGACCAATCACTACATCCGCCTCCTTCAGCAGCTCAATCGCCTTGTCGAGGCGATCTGGGCCGAAACCCTCTGGTCTATCTCCGTTCATGGAGACGCTGATGCAATGCACGGTTTGGAAGTCGCTCAGGTTGAGCCAATCCTTGCCGTAATTCGTTTCAATGTCAAAGTAAGCAACGTGTCCGAGGTGGTTCATGGTTTCCTCCTGTTCCATCAGTTCTCCATCAACGCTTCCCAAGAAACAGGGAAGAGTTCGGCGCAGTACTTTGCAATCTCAGTAGCAACGCCCTTCGTCTCACGCTGAGCATACTCGGTTGTCCTGAGCTTGACAACCCGGCTGAATGCGTACAGCGAACCGCTCCAGACCCACTCGGTCACCATGCCCTGCGGAAGAACGGCACGAGCCATCTCTGGGCAGACGCCTTCGGCAATCAAGCTGTCGTAAGTACGCATCGCAAGCTCGACCGCGTACCTGTAATCCTGAATGAGACGCTCGTTCGGCACGAGCTCTTCAGAGCTTCCCTGCTTGACGCTGTCTGACGCCTTCCTGAACCCGGACGGCATCCAGACGCGGGGTCTGGTCTTGATGTATCGACGGCTGACCTCGTTCCACGCAAGACCGATCTGGTGCTTCGCTAGCTGCCTAGCGACGAAGATCGGGGCTTGGATCCGATAGGACATCATCGGATGGGCGAACGGCGACCAATGGTTGTGCTTAGCGAGGTACTTGATCAGCTTGACGTTCAACGCCGCGTTGTAGTGCTCACGACGCTTGCTGAAGGAGACACGAGCAGCATCGACGACCGTGTCATCGCTGCCCATGTGGTCAATCAGCGCAACGCGAATCGTGTTCGTCGGCGGGCCGAAGTCGAACAAGCCAAGCTCTTCGTCGAGCTCTGCGAGTTTGTCGAGTGAGTCAAAAGACATCGCAGTCATCCTTCATTGCGTCATGGATGTCGAGAAGACGACGCATCATCGTCGGATCAAGCGGAATCGCGAACTGAACCTCGTCCTTGTCGCTGCGAATTCCGCTGTCTGATTTGCATCGCAAGACGTTCATGTTGATGCCGCTGTCGCAGATCTCAACCTCGAAATAGAGCTTGTTTCCCGGTTCAACCTCTTCGATGATCTCGCACATGCCCATCGGGACGTTGTAAGTCACCCAATCTTCGCTGCTGTCGTGGTTAGGCATTTAGCATTTCCTCGCAAGTAAGGATGTCTCCCCTGTAGAGGAGCATCGGTGTGTCCTCCCCGACATACGAGCCGAGGATGTTGAAATCAATCCACTCAATCGCCTCCTCTTCGCTCATTCCCTGAGCGACAAAGTGCTCGACGAGCTTGTCGAACTCGTAGCACACGACGCTACGCAGTCCGCAACGGGCAACGACTCCGACGATCGCTGAATCGCATCCCGTCCAAGTGATCATGACTCGACCTCCATGTCGATGTTGATGTCCACGACATCCGGAAGCGCGACCTCGAACATGCGCCCGGTGTTGCGGTCGTACTCAAGGTTGGCGCACAGTCCGTTGTCGCCGCACCATCGGTTCTTCAGGACACGCACCGAAGTGATGTGCGCGTTCTCAGGATCCTGCTGATTGCGCTCCAGACCGATGCAGCCATCAGAAAGCTGCGCGATCGCGTGGGAGCCGCGAAGCTGACTGAGGCTCGTCTGAGCACCCTCCTCGTGCCCCTGACCGGAAGGACGCTTCAGGTGCGACACGACGAACATCGACACATCAGTCTCCTCGACGAGTGATCGGAGCTTCGTCATTGCGTTGTCAATGATACGTCGTTCGTCTCCCTCGTCAAGCCCGGACACGACGATGCTCAGATGGTCAAGGAAGATATGAGTGCATCCCATGCCCTTCGCCATGTAGCGAATCTGGGAGATGAGGTTGTCCGAATCACACGAGCCCCAATGGTCGTAAAGAACGATCTTGCCCTGACCCAAAGTCGCATCGAAAGCCTCCCGCTTCTGCTCCATAGTCACGCCGCGCTCCTTCCAGAGGAACAGCGGAATGTTCATGTGCAGAGCCATCATGTTCTCACCCGTCCTCCGCACGTTCTCTTCGAGTGCGATATAGCCGATCTTCGCCCCCTGACCCATGAGCCAGTACGCAAGTTCGCGGCAGAAGGAGCTCTTTCCGATTCCGGATCCGGAAGTGATCGTGATGAGCTCACCTGAGCGGATGCCCATGAGCTTCGAGTTCAGCCCCTCCCACGGATACGGAATCGTAGGAACATCGTCCTCAGACGAGATCAGCGGCCAGAGCTCCTCGCCGGGAACGACGCCATCAGGGCGGAACACCTTCGCAGCCCAGATCGCATCCACGACTTCCTTGCCCTTGCCGTTCACGACGCACTCGTTCGGATCCTTGCCGGGAAGCCCGGTGACGATCTTCGCCTTGCCGGGGGTGAACAGCAGGGCGCATTCCTGTGCAGCCTTCTGACCCGGCTCGTCGTTGTCGAAGCACAGCACGACAGTCTCGAACTTCTCAAGCCAATCAAGGCTCTTCGCGAGATGCTTCGCCGCGCTCTGAGCACCGTGCGGAATGGACACGACAGGCCACTTGTTCTGGAACAGCTGCGACACAGTCAGGGCGTCGATCTCTCCCTCCGTGATCGTCACCATCTTGCCGCCGTCACGCCACAGGTGCTGACCATAGAGCCCGATCTTGTCGGACTCACCGACGATCATGAAGCTCTTGTTCGGCATCCGAAGCTTCTGCGCCACGACGTTGCCCGTCTCGTCGCAGTAGTTCGCAACCTGAACAGGGATGCCGTTGTACTTGCCGACGCCGTACCGCCACTTGCGGCAAGTGTCCTCGTTGATGTCACGCTTGGACAGAGCCGTGATCTCGTATTCGATCAATGCCTTCACGTTGGTTTCCTTCTTCTCGTGTTGTACTTCGCCGTCCCCGCCCTCGTAGTGCTTGCATCCGAAGCACCACGCATGTCCGTCATCGAACCTTGAGAGGTTGTCTTTTGAGCCGCACTTTGGACACGGCTCGTGTCGAACGAACTTGCTTTTCTTCATCGTACTGAATCGCAAGGTGGATCTGCGGTGAGCCCCACGACTTGCGGCCTTCCATGACTGTGATCTGATCGTCGTCCTGCCAGAGGATTCCGTTGAAGACATCCAATGTCTTCAAGTAGTTGTCTACGTCACCGATCGGCCACTCCCGCTTGGAAGTCTTCGGCTTCTCCACGATGTATACCGCAGTCAGCCGAAGACTTCCAAGCAGCGGAAATCTGATACCAGATTGTTCGAGGGCATCTCTGAACAACTCAGACTCCAAGTAGCGAGTGGCTTCCTTCCTGAACGCCGTGTAGTTCTTGCCGTAGTACGGCTTGCCGAAACGGCTGAACCGAGGCCGCGAAGCCGGGACAGGAACTAGCGGGACAGTCAGGAGGAATTGCGCCATCAGAACGACGAGGCGTCGTCGGAGGATTCGTCATCCGAGAACGAAGG